GCTGTATATCCCGGGCCGATGACCCAGCTGACGCCTGAGTCTCCCGGGCTGAGCCTGCAGCAGGTGACCGGCCGCGCGAGGTACAAGCCGGGCTGGTCATTCACCCTGCGCAGTGGCTTCACTATGAGCACAGGGAGCTGCACCTGGCAGGAAGCGCCGTTCCCGACCAGCGGGACGACAGCGCATACGATCCTGCTGCCGCCCCTGTTCCTGGTGATCTGCGCGCGGGTCCGTGACAGCGGCTCAGGGAACGAGATCAGCCTTGAGCACCTTTTCCCCGTGCCGGATGAGCCGGCCGTGCCGTGGCAGCGGTGGCTGCTGGACCGGATCCTCGACGTCGAACGGCATGAGGCGTGCGAGTTCTTCGCACTTGGCGAGGAGCGCCCGTTCTATCCCGAGCACGGGCCGGACGCGCGCTTGTACGACATCATCGAGCGCGAGCCTGTCCGTGACCCAGCTGGCTCCTGAGGAGCAGAAGACCCACCGGTACCGGCCGGTGGGCAGCGCGCTGGAGCTGTTCAACTGCCGCCAGAGCGAGATCCTGCTCAGCGGCGCCGCGGGCACCGGCAAGAGCCGCGCCTGTCTCGAAAAGATGCACGCGATGGCGCTGGCCAACCCGGGCATGCGCGGCCTGATCGTCCGCAAGACCGCGGTCTCCCTGACCTCGACCGCGCTGGTTACCTTTCGCGAGATCGTCGCCAAGGAAGCGCTGGAGTCCGGCGAGGTCGTCTTCTACGGCGGCTCGCGCCAGGAGGCCGCAGGTTATCGCTACGGCAACGGCAGCTTCCTGACCATCGGCGGGATGGATAAATCCACTCGCATCATGTCATCAGAGTATGACTGTGTGTATGTGCAGGAAGCCACCGAGCTGGATGAGAACGACTGGGAGTCCCTGACCACCCGGCTCAGGAACGGTGTCGTGTCCTTCCAGCAGCTGATGGCTGACTGCAACCCGGGGCCGCCGCAGCACTGGCTGCACCAGCGGACCCAGCGCGGCCAGACGGTGATGGTGCCGTGCAAGCACGAGGATAACCCCAAGCTCTACGACAACGGCCAGTGGACCACTGAGGGCGCTGCGTACCTGGCTCTGCTCGAAGCGCTGACCGGCGTGCGCTATCAGCGCCTGCGGAAAGGCATCTGGGCAGCGGCCGAGGGCCTGGTTTATGAGACCTTCAATCCGAACGTGCATCTGCACAAGCCGATCGGGAACCCGCCGCGGGATTGGGTCCGCTACCTGGCCGTTGACTTCGGCTACCGCAACCCGTTCGTCTGCCAGTTCTGGGCCCAGGACCACGACGGCCGTCTCTATCTTTATAGAGAAATTTATATGACCGGACGTCTGGTCGAAGACCATGCCCGGCAGATCCTGGCAGTCGTTAAAAAAGGCGATGGCCACAACAGCGACGTGTGGCCGCCGCGCTTTGTCGTCTGTGACCACGACGCCGAGGACCGTGCCACCCTGGAGCGCTATCTCGGCCTGTCCACCTCGCCCGCGCACAAGGCCGTCTCCGAGGGCATCCAGGCCTTCCAGTCCCGGCTGAAGGTGGACAAGACCGGCAAGCCCGGCCTGTACATCTGCCGTGATGCCCTGGTCGAGCGCGACCCGGTCCTGGAGCAGGCGCATAAGCCGCTGTGCACCGCCGACGAGATCCTCGAATACTGCTGGGACATGTCCGCGGTGCGGGCCGGGTCAAAGCAGGGCGCCGGCGACACCCTCAAGGAAGCGCCGTTCAAAGAGGACGACCACGGAATGGACGCCTCCCGGTATCTGGTAGCCGAGATTGACCTGGTTGGCCGTCCGCGGGTGCGCTGGCTCTGAGCGCACAATGAAGACATGGCGATAGCCTCCGGCCGTGAGCCGGCTGGCAAGCTGACGGGCCCGCCGCGCGAGCAGATACCGCGCACCGTGCGGCGCACCGACGAGTGCGACCAGGGCGAGTGCCCGGCCGCCGTCCAGGTCGCCGTCCTGCTACCCCATGGCCAGCTCGGCTTCTGCGCCCATCACTGGCACGTCCTGGAGCCCATGGTGCTGCTGGCCTGCGGGCGCTACACCACTAGGCAGGTAGGGGACCTGAAGGTCTAGCCCGTCTGAGCTGGCCTGCCAGGTTGTGCATCTCGACCCGCAGCCGGGCGTTCTCGGCCCAGGCCTCCTGGGCGTTGGCGAACAGCCGCTCGGCGACCTCGCCCAGCTCGGCTGCGTTGTTGTCTTGCTCGTCTTCCAGAATCAAGGTCCACAGCGCGCGGGGATCGTGGTTCCAGGCCGTGTCGACTCGCGACATGACGGCCCTCCGCAATTTGAAAATGTTGCTTCGAGCGTAAGCCGCCACCGCTGCGGGGACCATAGGTCTAGACCCTTGGTCTAGACCAATGTGTTACCTTTAGCGTCATAGCAGGTGGGAGCTTTATGACGGCCATCCCGGTCATCCCGCCGCATGCGCACCAGCGCAATCCCCGGCTCCGGCCGGCTCTTGGCAAGGTGCGGGTCGCGGCTATGGTCGCCGTCTCGGTGACGGTGGCCTATCTGCTGACCCAGCACAAGGCCTCGATCAAGCGCCTGACGGAGATCCCGCTGACCGTCGCCGGCGCCGGGTGCACCGACTTCGCTGCCTTCCACGTCGGCCACGGCTGGGGCTGGCTGGTCACCGGCCTGTCGCTGGTCCTGATCGAGCACCTGATTGCGGACACCGAGTGAAGTCGGCCATCCGGCGCTTCCGGAACCAGATGTCAGGGCCGCCGGTCCCGATGTCCAGCTACGGCTACAAGCGCGGGCTGGTGTTCGACCTGGGCGCCAGCCGGCAGAGCCGCGAGCAGCAGCTGCGCGCCTACGGCCGGTCGGGCACCGTCTTCTCGATCGTCTCGCTGCTCCAGTCGGCCCCGGCCGGCGCGGACTGGCACCTGTACAAGAAGCAGCCGGTCGACGCCCGGCGCCGGTACGCCTCCACCGACCAGGGATCGGACCAGCGCACCGAGGTCATCACCCACGCCGCCCTCAGCCTGTGGAGCAAGCCGAACGACTTCCACACGGCCTTCGAGTTCCGCGAGGGGTCCAACCAGCACCTGGAGCTGACCGGCGAGACGTTCTGGGTGCTGAACAACGAGGGCACGAACTTCCCGACCTCGATGTGGTACGTCCGGCCTGACCGGATGGAGCCGGTGCCGGACCCCGACGACTTCCTGCTCGGCTGGATCTACAACGGCCCGAACGGCGAGCAGATCCCGCTCCAGAACGATGAAGTCATCATCGAGCGCCTGCCAGATCCGCTGGACTCGTTCCGCGGCATGGGCCCGGTCGCCTCGATCACGGCGAACATCGAGCAGCAGCAGTACGCCACCCAGTACCAGCGGAACCTGTTCTACAACGGCGCCGACCCGGGCGGCGTGATCACCATCGACAAGCGCCTGTCCGATCCCGAGTGGGACGAGTTCGTCGAGCGGTGGCGCGAGTCGCACCAGGGCGTGGCCCGCGCTGGCCGGGTCGGCATCCTGGAGAACGGCGCCACCTGGACGGGCAACTCCCACAGCAACAAGGACCTGGAGTACGGCGGCCTGCGGCTGGCCAACCGTGACGAGCTGCGCGAGGCCTGGCGGATCCACAAGGCCATGCTCGGCACCACCGATGACGTCAACCGGGCCAACGCCCAGACCGGCGAAGAGGTCTTCGTCAGCTGGCAGACGATCCCCCGGCTGGACCGCCGCAAGGACACGCTGAACGGCAAGCTGCTGCCGCTGTTCGGCAGCACCGGCCAGGGCGTCGAGTTCGACTACGACGACCCGAGCCCGGACAACCGCGAGGAGAACAACGCCGAGCTGGTCGCCAAGACCAACGCGTTCTCGGTGCTGGTCGGCGCCGGCGTAGACCCTGACGACGCGGCCGAGGTTGTCGGCCTGCCGTCGATGGCCATGGTCGGGAAGGCAGTGCAGGCTCCGGTCGCGCCTCCCGGCGGGGTGCCGGAACCGCCTGCGGCACCACCCGCTGGCCAGCCTGGAGCGCCGGCGCCCGGCCAGGCAGACGGGGACGAACTGGCCGCGCTGCTGCGCCGGGTGCTGCACGACGGATATGTGCCAGTAGAGCTGGAAGGACGGCGCTTATGCACGGAGCCAGGCCGCTGCGGTCGACGCGGCGTCTTCAGAACCTTCAGGGCCTGCGCCCGAAGTGGTACGCGATCCTCGACAAGGCCGCCAGCGGCGCCACCCAGATCTCGATCTACGACGAGATCGGCTTCTACGGCGTCTCGGCCGGTGAGTTCATGGCTGACCTGTCGGCCATCAAGGGCGACATCGAGTGTCACATCAACAGCCCCGGCGGCGACATCTTCGACGGCATCGCCATCTACAACCAGCTGAAGGCCCGCCAGGGCAACGTCAAGATGGTCATCGACGGCCTGGCCGCCAGCGCCGCCTCGTTCATCGCGCAGGCCGCTTCCCCTGGCCAGCTCGAAGTCGCGCCGCACGCCACGATGATGATCCACGAGGGCTTTGCCATGTGCATCGGCAACGCCGCGGACCTGATCGAGACCGCCGCCCTGCTCGACAAGGCCTCGGACAACATCGCCGGCATCTACGCCGACCGCACCGGCAAGCCCGCGTCCTACTGGCGCGAGCAGATGCAGGCCGAGACCTGGTACACCGACGCCGAGTGCGTCGAGATCGGCCTGGCCGACAAGATCAGCGGCCAGGACAGCCCGAAGGACGCCTGGGACCTGTCGGTGTACGCGAAGGCTCCCGGCTCCGGCCCGCCCGCGACGATGACCATCATCAACGCCGACGGCACGCACGCCGCGATGACCGGGACGCATGAGCACGCCCATCCGGCCTACGGCGCCCAGGGCGGCGACGCCAGCCACTCCCACGAGCACAGCCACGACGGCGGTGCCGAGCACGCGCACGAGCACGCTCCGGCCGGCCAGGCCCCGAAGGACACCCGGAACGCCGCCGGCAACAACGGCTGGCAGCAGCGGGACGGCAAGTGGGTGTTCGACCCGGATGGCGACGGCGACAACGACGCGACTCCTGAGGGCGACACCGACCACGATTACTGGTCGGCCGACGGCAAGCAGATCAAGGCGATCCCGCCCGACCCGGACGGCAAGCAGGGCAAGCCGCTGCCCCCGGGCAACGCGGCCAGCTTCCCCGTCCTGGACGCCGACTTCGACACCTCAGCGTGGGATGCGTCCAAGGCCTGGTCGGCTGGCGCCAAGTCCGATGACCCGGCCGCCTTCTACAGGGGCATCTGCGCGGGCCGCAAGGCCGGTGACCCGAAGACCCAGGACGCCTGGGCGCTGCCGTACAAGTACTCGCCGTCCAGCGCGCCGAATGCCGCGGGCGTCAAGGCCGCGCTGGCCCGGCTGCCCTCGACCAACGGCCTGACCAACGCCGACGAGGCCAAGTCCAAGCTCCAGAAGCTGATGAAGCAGATCAACCCGGACTACGAGCCGGACGGCAGGATCGACCCGGCCGCGCTGCGGTCGGCGTTCCGCCTGGATGACCCCCAGGTCGATGACAGCGCGTGGGACCCGGCGGTGGCCTGGGCGGCGGGAGCCCGGTCCTCGGATCCGGCCTGGTTCTACAGCCAGATCTGCGCCGGGCGGCGGGCAGGCGACCCGGGCACCCAGGAAGCCTGGGCGCTGCCCTACCGGTACGGCCCTGAGCTGGCCCCGAATGCCGCGGGCGTGCGCGATGCGCTGGCCCGGCTGCCGCGCACCAGGTCCCTGACCAACAAGAGCCAGGCCAGGGACGTGCTGGAAGCGGCCATGAAGAAGATCGACCCGTCCGGGTCACCGGACGATCACATCGACGCGGGGCTGCTGTCCGCAGCGTTCGCCAGCGGCCTGGAAGGAGCCGACCGATGACGAAGATCAAGGTTCCGACCGACTCAGACGGGCTGCGCGAGCTGCTCTCTGACCCGGTCAGGCTGAAGGCGCACTTCAGCCCCGAGGCGATTGCCGACGGCACGACCAAGGAGTTCCTGGACGCCTATTCGGCGGTCTACGCCAGGAAGAATCCGGACGTCCTCGACGACGTGCGCACCCAGGTGCAGTCGGTGCTGTTCGACATGGTGCGCGAGAACGGCGGCGGCCGGAAGCCCGCGGTCGACCTGGCCAACGCGGTCGCCTTCTCCGGCGGCAAGCCGCAGCTGCGGCTGTCCGGCGACGGCTCCCCGTCGGTGAGCAAGGGCCGCGGCGCGGTCTACAACAAGAGCGCGCCGGGCGCGCACTTCGAGAACGCCTACCGCGAGGAAGACCGGTTCGGCTCGATCGGCGAGTACTGCCAGGCGATCCGCGAAGAGCGCATGCCGTCCAGCATGAAGAACCGCAAGGAGCTGCTCCAGAAGCTGGAGAACGTGCGGTCCTTCCAGAACAGCTTCGGCTCCGAGGAGCCCGGCGCGGGCGGCTTCCTGATCCCCGAGATCATGCGCTCCGAGCTGCTCCAGCTGGCGCTGGAGGAGAGCATCGTCCGGCCGCGGGCGACCGTGATCCCGATGAGCACGCTCCGCGTGCCGATCCCCTCGGTGGACGACACCAGCCACGTCTCCTCGCTGTTCGGCGGGGTGCAGTTCTACTGGGCCGAGGAGTCCAGCTCCCTGGTCGAGTCGCAGGCCACCTTCAGCAAGGTGACGCTGGACGCCAAGAAGCTGACCGGCTTCTTCAAGGTGCCCAACGAGCTGCTCGCCGACGCCCCGGCCTTCTCGGGCTGGTTCGACACCCGGAT